GTCGGGCAATTTCAAAGTGAAAAAATAATTGTTCAAGGTGGCTCAATCGTTAAAGACTTTTTAACTTCTCCAACTACCATTTATACCGGATTAACAGCCGGTAAAAAATGCACATTCGGAATATTAAACGATAAGCTATTTATTTCTAATGGGTTTGATTATCCGCTAGTTTATGACGGTACATATGTTAAAGAAATGGGCGCACCTACAGCTAAAGATTTGCTTGTATCAGGTGGCTTAACAGGAGCTTATTATTACGCCATGACATATGTTATTGATGGTGTGGAAATTATACTTGGAACTAAGTCAAATACAATTACCGTATCAAGTAAAAGCATTGACCTTGATTTACCCGTTGGGATCGCTACATGCACAGCACGTAAAATATACCGTACAGAAGCAGGGGGAAGCACACTTAAGCTACTAACAACCATTAACGATAACACCACCACAAGTTATCAAGACAATACAGCGGATGGGTCATTGGGAACAAATATTCCGAGTACAAATAGTTCATGTCCAACACCGCAGTTTATAACGGTAAAAGATGAAAAAATTATAGGTGCAGTCAATGCTAATAGACCAAATTACTTGTATGTTACAGAGTTTGAAGTAGAAGTGTTTTTTAACACGTCAGGCGTATACGATGTATCGGGGGTAGGGAATGATAATTCACCATTAACAGGATTAATTGAAGATTATAATCAAATCGTGGTTTTTTCAGAAAACCATATATATTTAGCGGACACGTCAGGATTAACAACAAGCGTAAAACAAACCACATCTAATGTAGGTTGTATTGATGGTTTTAGTATAGCTAGAATACCAGAGAATGACATATTGCAAGGTGGAATTATGTTTGTTTCTAATTTGTACGACGTGCGTATATTTAGCGGTAACATCGCTACTAATCTAGCTACAAGTTTTGACAACTTATCAACAAATAATTTTTCTAGTGCGATAAATAAAGATAGTTTAAAAAATCAATTAAAAGATAACCCATTAGAAGCAGCATTTTTTGATTATAAATATCATCTAATTGCTGAAACATTTATGTATGTATATGACATTCGTATTGCTGGATGGACGAAGTATTTTATCAAAACAACAAGCTACACACCTACTTATTGGCGGTTTTTTCAAATCGAGCAAACGTTATATATTACACAAAAAAACGCAGGTATCGTTGAGCAAATGTATAATGCTTTAACTTATCGTGGGGAACAATTAACAGCATTTTTTGAGACACCTGAAATAGCGGTGGGAACAGAACAAAAATTTTATAAAAATTTATACATTTATTATGATAAGTCAGGAAGTAATACCTTAACAGCAACTGCAACAATAGACAGCACAAAAACGGTGACTGCTACCATTACATATGATGGGGCTTATTATGACTTTGATTACTTTGACGAGGATTATTACGAAACAACAGAAGACGAAGAAGATTATAAAGTGGTATACATAAATAAATACGCAAATTGGATGCGTTTTAAGATAAGCACACAAACACAAGCAATTATTAAAGGCTGGAAGTTAGAAGGTAGAATTGTTGGAAGTTAAACAAAAAGAATTATCTGTTAATGATCTTATGGACCAAGCAGAATGCATCATAGCAACTGGTGAACCAGTAGAGATGCCATTAACTCATCGATTTACCGATGGTATGTATATTCGGGAAATATTTATGCCAGCAGGTACAATTTTAACCAGCAAAATACACAAAACGAACCACCCTTTTGTAGTAAGTAAGGGTAAGTGTATGGTTTATGATGGCAATAAAATAGAAACTATAACTGCACCACACACAGGAATAACAGAACCAAATACGAGGCGTTTATTATATATAGAAGAAGATACAATTTGGACTACATTTCATATAACAGATAAAACTGATGTTGATGAAATTGAAAAAGAAATAATCATGGAGCGTGATAATGAAATGTTAAATAAAGATTTATTTGTTAAGTTTAACAAAATAAACAGGCAAAACAATGTATTTATAAATAAAAAGGAGGTTTTACAATGAGTTGGTCAGCAATAGGAGCAGCAGCGGTAGGGGGAGTCGCAACAGCGTATGCAGGTGCACAACAACAAAAAGCATCACAAAAACAAACAGAAGCACAATTACAGCTAAGTCAGGAACAGTTGGCACAACAAAAGGAATTGGCTATGCAACAGTTTGCAAAAGAATTGGGAATATTAAGTGGAACACAAGCAGGTCAAGAAGAAGCACTTCAAAGAGCAACAAAAATAGGCGAACAAGCACAACAGCAGTTCATGGCAGCTACAGAAGATCGTCCAGAGCAAATTACACGTCTGCAAGAAATTATTAGACAGCAAAGATTGCCAGAACAGCAACAAGCAATAAAACGAGGGCAATTAGCTTTACAACGAGCAGGAGTTAGAGGCCCAGAGGCAGGACAACAAACGCAAATGTTAATAGGTCGTCTAGGGCGTGAACTTGGCTTTGATGTTGAAAAACTAGCATTAGAGGAAGCTATGAGAAGACAAAGATCAAGAGAACAGTTTGCTGGGGCGCAAGCATTAGCTGCACAAGCAGCAGCTCTAAGACCTGTTCAAAAAGTTGACGAAACAAAAATACAAAAGCGAATAGATACGCTAAAAGGTAATATAGCAACGGATGCCGAAAAGAAAGCATTGCAAAGCTTTTATTCAGCTCAAGGTACTCTTGGAGGTAAAGATTTTAGTAACGATTATTATTTAACGTCTGACGACAAAATGCATTTAGATTATTTAAAAAAAGAGGGTAAATATGGTCTCTAAAAATAAATTAAATATGGCTCCATTACCAACTAGGCCAACACAAGAACAAATGACAGCAGAACTACTAGCAAGCGGTCAGCCAATACAGCCAATGCAACCACAACAACCCAGCCCAGTTGATAATATTATTGAGGGCTTAGGACAAGGTGCTAAAGGTTTATTACAAGGCTTTGGAGATTTTGTTAATGCTCAGAAAGATACTCCAGAAGGTCGCCTATTACTTAACAACATGCTTGCAGGTGTAACGGTTGCGTTAGGAGCAGACCCAGCGATAGGTGCTAACATTGTACAGCAAGGACAAGAGCAGTTTAAACTTGGATTGGCTAAACAAGAAAAAGAAAGTGAACGTGAATTTGAATTAAAAAAATTAGGCCTAAAGCAAGACGCTGAAGCATTAAAATCACAAAGAGATCGTGATCAAAAATTAATAGATGAACAACGCCAAAGACAAGGAAGAATAGAAGATGCATTGTTTTTAGATGCAAAAAAGAAAGAACAAGACCCTACACAGGCTCGTTTTAACGCAAGAACTGAGGCTTCACATACAATTCTAAGTGAATTTGAATCTGGGAAAAATCCTTATTATTTAAACACACAAAAGTTTTTAAAAGATCAAAACGTGCCTTATATGTTTAAATCGGATGAATATAAGCAGATAGAACAAGCCCAGCGTGATTTTATTAATGCAACCTTAAGAAGAGAGTCAGGAGCAGCAATTGCACCATCAGAGTTTGAAAATGCACAACTACAATATTTTCCACAACCGGGTGACACCCCAGAAGTTGTAAAACAAAAGCAAAGAAATAGAGAAATGCAATTTGCAAAAATAGAGGCATTACAAAAAAATATTGAAACACTGACTGATGGTTACGAGATTCTTAAAGTAAGGAAACAATAATATGCCAATTTATGAAATTAAAACACCAGACGGTAGAATTATGGAAGTTAAAGGAGATACGCCACCATCACAAGCTATCGTCGAAGAATTGTATAAAAGTTTACCTCCATTAGATACTGCACAACAGACACAACCAGAACAAGTACAACAAATAGCACAAGAACCAACATTAATGGAAAAGATACGTGGAATATCCATAAAAGAAGTTATAAAAGAAACCCCAAAACAAGTGGCTTCGGACATAGCACGATTAGCACCGATTGCAGCAGCCCTTTCAGGATTAGGTTTACCGGCACAGTCAGGAATAACAGCAGTTAGTCGTGCAGGTAGAGGATTATTAGAAGGCGAAGAAGCTCCCGAAGCGTTAAAGGCAGGAGCTATAAGCGGTACAGTAGAAGCAGGTATTGGCAAAGGTTTAAAACTGGC